ACCTCTGTCAACGTCGGACTAATACTATTGCCGTTTGCATCCAGTCCACGCAGCCGTGCCGGAGTTCCACCACTCATTGCATTCTCTTTAATATCTTCTGCCATATTCTTACATTTAAGGGGCGATTGAATTCTGTTTTGGTAAGGCTAATGATTAAAGTTATCTTCACCACAAAAATGATTTACGCATACATTCGTGTTTCAACAGATAAGCAAACGGTTGAGAATCAGAAATTCGAGATAGAGAAATTTTGTAAGGTAAGAGAACTGCAAATAGACAAATGGGTGTCGGAAATCATATCCGGAACCAAGTCTGCAAAAGAACGGAAGCTTGGCACCTTACTAAAGAAGCTCAAGAAGGGCGATACCCTTATTTGCTCTGAAATTAGCCGGCTGGGGCGTCGATTAATGGAAGTCATGTCTATTTTAAACACTCTTATGCAAAAAAATATCACGGTTCTAACCGTAAAAGAAAAATATGAATTGGGCAATAACATTCAATCTCAAATACTTGCTTTCGCCTTCTCCCTATCTGCCCAGATAGAACGTGATTTGATAAGCCAGCGGACGAGAGAAGGTCTTGCCAGGCGTGTTGCCGAAGGGCAGAAGCTTGGCCGACATAAGGGTGGGCACAACTCACATTACAAGCTGACAGGTAAAGAAGGATTGATTAAAACTATGCTTGAATACGGATATTCTAAAGCTGCCATTTGTAGAAAATTGAAATGCAATCCTAAAACATTGGATGACCATTTAAAAAGGATGCAATAAGTAATGGGATTTCAAATATAAATTCCTATATTTGCTTATAGAAATGCATATAAACACCAAGAGCTTGGTGGCAACTTACGTTGTCATCGAGCTCTTTTTTTATGTCCTTTTTCGAGGCTGTGGAAGCAATTACTTTTGCTGTCACGAAATGTCAGTGGAAAATTGTAATTCAACAACTTGTTTGATTTCGTCTGATGTACATTTGTGCGGTGTCGGACAAAGATATGGTTATTAGTAGATTATTAAATGAATTGGTGAAATGGATATGAATGATTGGGTTATGTTGGTGACCGCACTCGGTGGCATCGAGGGCATCAAGCAGCTTATCAAGTGGTGGATGTCCCGTAAGACCAACGCGCGTATTGAGGACGCACATGCGGATGTCGAGGAGTTCAAGGCATTACGGGAGTACAACGAGTTCCTTCAGAAGCAGCTTTCGGAGAAGGAACAGCGGTTTGTGGAGCAGACTGACCGGCTCCGTAAGGCACAGGATGAGCTGTTTACACTGAAGGAGACTAATTCTGACCTGAAACTGGAACTGGCACTGAAACGGTGTGAGAGAAAGAAGTGCGGTGATAGAGAACCGCAAAATGGGTATTAATTGAATAAGGAGGAAAATTGAAATGGCGAATGTGTATAAATTAGCGCCGTGGATTCTCAAATGGGAAGGCGGTTTCGTGAATGACCCGGCAGACCTTGGAGGTGCTACGAATATGGGTGTGACTATCGGTACGTGGAAGTCATGCGGCTATGACAAGGACGGTGACGGTGATATAGACGTGGATGACCTGCATCTGCTTACCCGTGAGGATGTCGTTAAACGGGTGCTCAAGCCGCATTATTGGGACAGATGGAAAGCAGATTTGATAACAAGCCAGTCCGTAGCAAATATCCTTGTCGATTGGGTGTGGGCATCCGGTGCACACGGAATAAAGATTCCTCAACGTTTGCTTGGTGTTACTGTGGATGGAATAGTAGGTCCTAAGACACTTGCTGCGGTGAATGCCAGGAACCCGCGTGAGTTGTTCGACATGATTAAGATTGCACGGTTCGATTTCATCGAGGATATATGCCGTTCTCGTCCGGCGAACAATAAATTCAAACGGGGGTGGATGAACCGTATAAACGATTTAAGGTTCGAGGAATGAAAAAGTTACCGTGGATATTAATTGTATTGCTGGTGATTGCTTGTGTGGCAGCTTGGTTTCGTTCGCATGAGCCTCCGGCAGAAGTTCGTGTAGAGACGAAGATTAAGACGGTTGTCAAGGTAGATACGATGCTTATCTCTGCGCCGATGGCTGTGTTCTGGCGTTTCGTGCCGGATGATACGACACGGATAGGTGATACACTGCTTAGGCGTAAACAAGTAGTATATAGAGACAGTTCGTATCGTGCGGTAGTGAGCGGATATGTAGACCCTCGGCTGGATAGTTTGCAGGTATTTCCTAAGACGGTATATCAGACAGAGACGAATGATATATACCATCCGGTGGTTGTTAAGTCGAAGAAAAAGCGGTGGGGATTTGGTTTGCAGGCAGGGTATGGCTATCCGGGTGGTTTTTATGTCGGTGGTGGGGTGAGTTATAATTTGTTTATGTGGTAGGAAAACTATACCTTTGTTGCTGTAGTAGTTTTACTTATCATTTTTTGATAAGTGGCCCCGGCTTCCGTCGGGGCTTTTCATATTTATAAAAGAAACGGTATTTGCTTGTTTCAATGAAAACGGAATTGATAGAGAATATAGGTTTTACAAAGGAGGAATACAATGCCAGGACTTTGGGTGAGGATGTTGCCTCCTTTGATGAATTCATAAATGCGATAGTCGCATTTGTGGAAGAAAGTGGCGGCAGTCTGGAGGATGCCGTTGATATGGCGAACGACGCGTATTTTCAATTATAAATGATTATATAAAGTAGCTATGGCAGAAGAAAGTAAATATGCTTACGACGAGGAATCCGTCAAGGCAATAATCGATTGGGCACAAACAGCCCAATTGCCCAAGGAGGTGACATTAAGTGAGGCAGAACATATTTTTGATACCTCCATGTATGTTAATGCGAATATCTGCGATATTAAGCAGCATTACCCGGATGCATTCTATAACCCGGCTATTGACCGGTTATATAGGTTGAAGGAGCATATGGAAGATAATATGTAGGACTGTAGGAATGTAGGAGACCAATATTAGCCTCCTACATTATTTATTATCTACATATCGGGAAAATCCTCTTGTATCAAGGAGCTTTTTACCCCGAATCTTTTTTGCAAGTATCTCTCTGTAGTAGTAATTGATTTATGCCTGAAGTGCTTTTGGATTTCCCATGTATTAACTCCTGCATTGACCAGTTTTACTCCACCGGTATGTTTGAAGCTGTAAAGCTTGTATCTTTTGCTTAATCCCAGTTTATCCCTGATTCTGTCAAATCTATATCTGAAGGTGTTTTTTCCAAGCTTGTATTTTCCAGGCTGGCCGTCTCGAGAGAAAAGATACCAGTCTTCCGGATAGTTGCCTATCTTCAGCAGGTCATCAAGAGCTTCATAAAGCTGCCTTGGCATGTTGACTGTTTCTGTCAGTCCGTTCTTGCTGATATCTTGACGGATGGTAATGGATGCTGTCTCCAGGTTGATGTCACGTATCTGCAGATACAAGCATTCTTTCGGACGGATTGCACAATAGTATTCAAGCTGACATAATAGCAGGAGTTGCGGGTCGTGCTCTCTCATATAGTCAATCAATATATTTCGGATTTTGTCTGGAATTGGGCTTGCCGCTTCGTCTCTTTTCTCACCAAGATTAGGTATATTGGTGACTGGATTGGCTACAACAAGCTTTTTGTGTAGTAAGTAATCGAAAAAAGTATGCAATAACTGCTTGTATTTCAATACTGTCCTGCGACTGACATGTCCAGTTTCGACTATGTGATAAAAAAACTTGTGTATATGTTCTTCTGATATTACACGCACGTTCTTGTTTGCCAAGCACCCTGCTTCCACCCATTCACAGAAGATCCTCAGTTTGGAACAGTAAGTCTGATAGGAGGAATGCGCAAGTTCGGCTTTTTTCAGTTGGAGGAATTCTGAAATGTGCACTCTGATACTGACGGCACCCCTGCTGTCATTGCCCCATCTGTTGACCATGGCCTGATACATGAGCTCGTCTTGATAGGTAACATGGTTTTCAGCGAACGGATCCTCTCCACTGTTGAGTTTGTTTTTGATTGTAGAAATCACTTTCTCGGCATGGGCACGCCTGGCACTTTCCGTTGCCAGTTCCGCAAAGCCTTCATAATGCCGGAACCGCTTCATCTCCCCGGTTTGTGGATCCCTCAAGGAATATTCCACATACCATTTTTTTGTTAGATCTCCGCCACAATCCTTTAGCTTGGGCAGGATAAATACTGATTTCTTTCTTGCCATTTTTGCTGTTTTTTGAATTAAGGGTGATGATTTACTAACTCAATAGACAGTTAAATAGACAGTTATTCTTGTTGGACGCTTCCATATACAAAAATAAGTTGTTGAAAATCAACAACTTATTTATTTAAGTCGGGGTAGCGGGATTCGAACCCACGACCCCCTGCTCCCAAAGCAGGTGCGCTAACCGGACTGCGCTACACCCCGAATACTTTACTTCTGAAAAGCGAGTGCAAAGGTAAAAACAATTCTG